CGGCAGGTCCGTTCCAAACTCAAGTGCATTGAGTCTGCCATTCCAGCACAACATGTGCTACCCTCCTAGAGACCTAAAGGTCTTCCCTGTCGCGTATCAGGGGAATCCGCGTGCGGACTAGGGGGGCGGGGCGCAGGGCTGGTTCGAGATAAACCAGTTCCTGCGCCCCTGCCGCACTAGTGATCAGCCGACCCTGGTCGACCAATCCTAGTGCGGCTCGCCGCTGCGCTGCCGGTAACAGGCTGCGCAGGTCAGGCACTCTCGTCCTTTCCCAATGGACGTTCCACCCCAGCTGGGTCCTTCCCTTGAGAGTCTCGAAGAACGCTTGCGTCTCTTCAATCTCATCGCGGAACGGTCCCGCCAACCGGGAAGCCGGAGGTAGTTGAGCATCTCTGAGTCTCGCCTTCCAAAGCTTGCCGTGCTTGCACGCAGCCTTGAAAGAGTGATCGACCTCGAGCATCTCTTCTTCCTCCCGGAACATGTCATCGGCGCTGACATCTGCTCGGAACAAGGACTCCACACACAGGAGACCGTAGAGTTTATCGGACATGGCCATTTGACGGGCCGGTAAGATTCTCTTCGAGTCATCGAGGTGTTTGGAGCGCTCCTGAACGAGTGAGTGAATGCGCCATGGCGTGTCGAGTTGTGGCAAACGAGGGCGTTGCGACGGGGGCAGTACAGCCCAATCGCGAACGATACCGGTGGCGATACGCTTGTCAGTCTGAGAGACAGCGCCGCACAATCCGGCCCCCCCGAGCCATGTCGGGACAAACCAGGGAACTGCAAGCTTGGTTAATAGCTGCAGAGTGGACTTGTGATGTTCAAGGAAGAGCTTGTTCACCTTCGGCCACTGCGCCTTGGGGCACGAATGGAAGAGAGCAAAGTGTCGTTCCGAGATGGTACCATCACGGGTTGAAGACGTCGCGACGTCGTCGAGACCCACTGCCGCGCCTGACCGCTTCACCCCGTAGACCAAACCAAGGTTGATCGAGGGGACTGAGAAGTAGGGGTTGTTTCGGGTCACGACGGTACCGTCGTCGCGGGTCCACAGTTCTGGCACTGCCTGGTCCGGGCGGTACAAGAAGGTCTGGGAGTTGATCTCGCAGAACTTGGCGGAGTCAAACGTTTTACCAACGGACTCTTGCAGACCACCAAAGGTAGTGATCGTACGCCATGCTGCACGGCCGCGATCTCGTAACATCAGCAAGCAGTCGTCTCCATTGACCAGGAGGCGCGTCTGCGCGAGTGACAAGACCTGTAGCCGGTCTAGCTCCTCCGCCC